CCGGCACTTGGCTTTTGGGCTGAGGCCGTCGTGAGGATCACTGGTGGACTGGGCTATGTACCCAAGGAGATGACGCGTAATGAGATGTGGAAAGCAGCGAACGAGACTGTCCGGCTGGGGCAGACTCATGCAGAGCTGTGCGCCACGCGTCTGCGGATCAGAGACCACTGGTGTGTTGTCAATGAGGTAGAGGGTGTTGTGCTGGAGCGCTTCGTCAAGGAATGTGCAGCGGCGGTCACGTTAAGTGATCTGCCGTGCGCTATCTTTGACAACTCAAAGCGGGCTAAAGAGCCTATGAACTCCTTTGTTGCCACAGGGCAACAGGCACCCGACTTATCAATAGATGACAAAGAAAAACAGACAACGGTCCGGGAAGGAGACCGTAATTGTGCACCAGAACATCACGAACAACAAGGCTCGGAAGGGGAAGCGCAACAAGAAGAAGCGTGGAGGCGGTATCATGCATCAAGGAAAGCTTGCGTTGGTGAGATCCAACCCGAGTGTCATGGTCCACCAAAATCCATTCTCTCAGTACGCGGAGGGGGCCAGGATCATCGACGGGTTCAGGGCGATGACGGTGGCGTACCCAATTCCAACGTCAGACATCCTGTCAACGGACTCAACGGGGGCGGCGCAGATGTTGGTGCTGCCAAACCTGTCATGCTCCGCTTTGATCTTGGCGGGAACGATCTCGAACACAAACGGCCTGTTCAGGTTCGCAACCTCTGCCTCGGTGGGAGGGACGGATCCGACGGTCAGTTCGGGAACGCCGATCTCAGTGGCGGGCGTGTCCGTGGATGCCGGGACAAATCTCAGGACTGTTGGGACATCGTACCGACTGGTCGGCTGGGGGGTGGTGATCCGCAGCTTACCGGGAGTGTCGTCAACGGGGAGAGTGATCATGACGAAGTTCACGGCCCGCGGGGCGGCGCCGGCGGCCTTATCGGACATCAACCTGTCGACGGGGGATGTTGCAGTGTCGTTCCAGGGGAACGCAACGGCTCCGACAGCAACTCGGGACACAACAATGGTCCCGCTGACGTATTCGTCACTGTCGGAGGTGGCATCGCGGCCAACTGTAGCAAACTTCTTGCGCCAGAACGGGCTGCCGCCACTGGGGTCGTTGGACACGGCGACAACCATGGCGCCAGAGGCGTTGCGCCGGATACCTGGAACCGTGACGGCGTCGGTCGCCTCACTGGGTGTCAACGGCCTGTTGGTGCGCGGCAAGCGGACATCGAACCAGTACCTCGGATGGAGGGGGACGGGTCCGTGGCCGGTGGCGATTGGAGCGTCGTCAGGCGGCGGTTTCCGCGACCAGGCGTCATCGGGGTCGGCGGGGTCAGAGTCGGTGTTCTTGACGAACGCCGTCCTGTGGAACAGGCCAACGGACGCAACGTACCTCGACATGACGGGGCACGACGGACTGGCCCTGGTGATCTCAGGCGCGGCGGCTTCAACGGCGGTGTTGGACTACGAGGTGATCTACCACGTGGAGGTTACACCGCGAACAGAGGCCCTGCTCACCAGTCTTCGACCACCCGTGGCGGACAACAGCAACGACCTGGCCGTGGCAGAGGTGGCACGGCGGCTCCACGCAGAGACTCCACACTTCCAGCTCGTACCACACCACTTCAGGGAGATGGCAAACGGGGTGTTGGCGGGGCTCAGCGGCAAGGTGTCGCAGGCAGCGATGCGGGTCGTGGGCGCAACGGCGGGAACGGTCGTGGGGCGCGCGATGACACAGGGGCTCGAGGGAGCCATTTACGGGCTGACGCTGTAGCCGGGGACGATGTCATGGTAGACGAGGACGGAAAACGCTGGACGGAGCAGGAGCTAGAGCGTTGGTATGATGCACAGGATGCAGACTGGTAAGAGTGGTGCGTGAACACTACTCTGAGGGTGAGCCACAGATGTGGCAGCCTCCCGAGCCGTTAGGGCTTGGCCAGTGCCGAATTAACCATTATCATTGCAGACATAAT